CATGAAGTTCTCTGCTGTATTGGAGGCAGGGACTTCTGTTAGTGTAAATGCAGTTGTTGAACCATTACCGTTAAACTCATCAATGTGAGTATTTGAATTCGTTGCAGCTGCAGTAAGTAATTGTCTACCCATGTAAACAATAGAACCTCTGTCTGCGTTGTCTGGTGCTTCAGAAAAGTTAATATATGATACACCACTTGTCGTAGAAGTAGAATATGAATACTCTGGTTCTTGAACGATACCACCTAACACCACCAACAACTGAGTTGGGGATGCAACTGTATGGTCAAGTGCATACTGTGTGGTAGAACCATCACCAGTAATAACCTGTCTTTCAAATACACCGTAGGACGGTTCTGCTCCAATATATGCCATTTAGTTTCTACCTTTAAATTTCTTAATCATATTTATACTACTCTACTGCATCCCAAGCTTGATCGGTTTCATTCCAAGTGTATCTTTCGCCATCGTCTGGATATGCAACAGGTGATTCCCAAAGACAAGTTGTCTCATTGAGTGTCCAACTTGGAAATGGTTGTGGTTCATAAAATGCGTCTTTATCAACATCATAAATGTAACCAACCCCAGCAAAGTTTTTTCTTAATGGAGTTCCGCCATCTAAATGAACACCACCTCTAGTGTTATAAGAAGTATGAATCCATTGTCCCGGCGAGGAATCGACAAAGGTTTCAAAGAACTCTGGTTCTGCTACAATAACTTGTGTAACTTTACCATTTAATACTTTTGCGTAATGTGCCATCTACATAATCTCCTTATATTGCCGTTGTGTCATATCTGACAATTACGATACCAGAACCACCAGCAGCTGCTAATGCAACGCCGGCAGACCTTTCGTCACCAGCGCCACCGCCACTTCCTGTGTTTACAGTTCCACTTGTAGCATTGAATTGTTTTTGTGATTTACCACCATTACCACCGCCACCGGCACCACCTTGTGGGATAGTATTATTTGTGCCCGTATACCAAGCACCGGCACCGCCACCGGCACGAGTTACAGATGAACCTGTAATATTTGATGAAAGACCGTTACCGCCATAAGTGCTAGAAGTATTTGGCATCTCAACTTGGTCATTTCCACCGTTACCACCGTCTTGACTGGCACCGCCACCGCCACCACCAGACCGCCATGAGTTTGTATCGCCGTAACCTCCATCATAACCTTGTCCAGCAGTTCCAATCCCTCTAGTACCAATTAGTTGGTCTCGACCAGCACCACCACCAGAACCACCATTTGAAGCACTGATTCCAGATTGAATACCACCTGTTCCACCACCAATAGAAGTAATAGAATCGAAAACAGAATCTCCACCATTTGCCCTTGCAGCACCACCAGAACCCACTGTCACCGTTTTGTTTCCAGTTGAAAGACTTAATGCACTTTCAGCAGAGGAGTTTCTTCCAGATGTTTGTCCAGAAACATTAGTTCGATACCCACCAGCACCGCCACCGCCACCACCGCCGCCAGATGAATCACCTCCGCCTCCAGCGCCTCCGGCAATAACTAGATATTCAACATCTAAAGATGCAATAGTATTTGTAAATGTTCCAGATGATGTGAATGTATGAATTCTATAATCACCAGAAGTTGTAATTGTTCCACCAGAAGGTAATGCAATAACAGTTTTAGATTGTGAATTAGAAGATGGCGTTCCATCTTGATTATTAATAGAAATAGTAATTGTATCACCAGCAGTTTGTCCATAGACTGCACTAGGAACTGCTACAGTGGCAGAACCAGATGATACTGATTGACCAGTAATCGTTGCAATTGTTGTTGAACCTTCTTTAAACACAACATCAATAGTATCTGTTGCATTTGTCATTGAAAGTGTTAAACTAGTTGATACTCCAACTAAAATAGTTCCAGAAACAGAATCAAGTGTAGGAATAAGGTTTGTTGCAATCCAAATACTGCCGTCATAGAATTCTAAAGAGCCATTTGATGAGTTGTATCTAGATTCACCTGTATCTGGACTAGATGGTCTTTGTGCAGTTGTACCAGCTGGTAAAGAAAGTCCACCAGTTGATGTATTGGGTTGGTCTGAAATCGCTGTAGGTGTTACTACAACATTGTCCAATGCAGATGCAATAATGTCGCCATCAGCTTCAAATAGTTCTGCTATAATTTTTGATTTACTTGCCATTAGAGTTGATACCTCACCATTATTTCTGAAGCGTTAGCAGGAGCAAATGTAAACGTAACAACTCCTGTACTTGAATTGATTGCATAATCTACTGTTGGTTTTAAACAAATACCATTATAGAAAACAAATGCGTTGTTTGTTGTTACACTAGTATTACTTAAAGTAAATGTAGTATCCGAACCATCGCCAGTAAAATTGTCGTAAATATAATCTGGGCCTCTACGAACATGAGAACGAAGTCCACCCATATGTTTGATTTCAATATCTGCACTTGTGTCTGGAGCAGATGTAAATGTAACTACATTGTTTGCAAGAGCATAGTTCGTTGCAACTTTCTGAAGAATACCATCAACAAATACCATAATAGAATCTGCATTTGCTGGTGTATCAGAAAGTGTGAATGTTACGTCTGAACCGTCACCAGTGAAAGTATCTGTAGTGAAAGTTTGAAGATTAGATGCAAGTTCTGTTGCCCCAATAGAACCAGCAGGTGGTTTCATATTGTAAGGCCCTACACCTTTGTGAATGACGTAGATGACTGCACCAGTTGGTACTGTCTCTGAGAAGTTTAGAATTCTAGGTTGAGAACTTGAGTTTTCGTGAACTGTATAAGCGGTATCTGGTTCTTGACGAACATTATCTAATACTACTTCAATGTTTGAGGACTCACTGCCTGGAACATCAATGCTTAACTCAACAGCAGCAGCATAGGTTGTCGAACCAACTGAAATACTTCCAAAGTCTGTTTTTACAAAATCTTCCTTTGGAAAACTTGTAGAGACTTGATTTATAAATGGTACGCCCAAGTAACTTGACATTATTTTCTACCCCTTATGCAACATCTTCTAGAATTGAACATACTACATCAACAGTTGATGCAGATGCATATACTCTAACTTGATCATCACCGTTTAACACTACTTTTTGACCTGACACCACTTTTAATGCACCGCCCGAAGGGATTGGTGCATTTTTTACAATGTGATAAGATGCAGTTCCAGATGAATCATATAACTGAACAGTAACCTGTACAGCAGATGAACCTGTGTTTGCAACGTCAAGTTCAATTAGAATTGAGTTAACGGCAGAACCATTGTTTGCAGTATAGACAGCAGTTGGTGAAGAACTATTTGTACTCACACTTGTCGCAAATGCGTTTTTAAAATTGTTTGCCATTCTGACTTCTTCCTTTTTTTATATACTCTTATTTATAACGATTAACCAAGTGCAACACCAATTGCAATGGAAAATCCTTCAGTTGCCATAACACCACCAGTAGTAGGATGTGACATGCTGATTCCGTTTTCGTCTATCAATGCACCATTAATATATAAGTTTCTCCACTCTTTGCCACTCTCACCTAAGTCATAAGTGTTTGTTGCATTGGGGACAATATTAGATGTCAAGTCTGCATTGAAAGTTACACTATCTGTATCTCCATCACCAAGTGTAATGTTTCCATCAGCAGTTATATTGCCTGATGCATGGACGTTACCAGTTACTTGGATACCGTTAGTATCTGTTGTTAATTTTGTGCTTCCATTAAACTGAAGTTTAACTCCACTCGTAGAATCTACATTTAAAGTTCCTGTACCATCGTGTTTGATGATAGAGTTAGAAGCATCATGGTATAGTTGCAAGTCATCACTTATACCCATCTTAATACGATAGGCAGATGCACTTGTTGAATCTTCAAAGTCAATTACGTTAGGTAGTAATACAGTAGACAAACCATTTTGCAATTCTTTGATTGCTTCCAATGCATCTGTTACTGCAACACCGTTAACAGTTGAAGGTAAATTTGCAATATCACCTAAATCTGTAGCGAGTCGATTAAACTCAACTCTCCACTCTTCAAAAGTAAAACTTGCTGGTGCGTTTCTATCTGCCATTATTTTTTATCCACTAATTGCAATAAGAGATTTTTAATTTCGTGCATCTCGCACTTTAGATTATTTATGTCTCTCACTGCACTCCTAAGTTCATCCTTTGATGCTTTTGCATTTCTTGAACGAGTTACTGCTGCTTCGTAAGCTGCCATATTAGTATTGACAATTGCTCCCGAAACTGTATCACGGGCAAGGTCTTGATGATCTTTAACTTTTAAATAATCCGTCATATTATGTTGCCAATGCAATTGCCCGTAAGTCTTTCATACGAGGCGGTTCTGCACAGTTTGTTCCTTGCATTCTAATCTTGATTGCGAAAGAAATAAACTCTGGTAAGTTGTTTACTGTATATTCTCTTTCAATGAAATCATCGAAATCAACTGAAGAGTTAACATTTGAATCTGGTTCACCAGCAGTATTGAAGTACGTCCAACCAATTTCATCAAAGTCAGATGCATCATCTGAACGAAGTATCTTATACATTAGTTGAATTTCTGCACTATCAAACTTAACTGCATCAACGAAACATTTCAGAGATGTAGCAGGTGTTTTCAATTGCGCCTTACGAGTAATGTAAACCACTTCTCCAGAATCACCTTCTGGTTCGTTTGCAGAATTAAACTCAGCAGATGGATAAACATCAGAAGATGTATCTACATTGTCTAATCTGTTTGCAACTGTAACGATAGTCTTTCTATCCAAATCAATGATTGGTGAAAGGTTCTCTACAGATGAAGTCATAGTGAAGATGAGTTCAAATGATTTGTTACCAGATAGTTCGTTTGTTTCGTTAACTTGTGAACATATAATCTTAGGGTCTTCAAAGTAATAGTTATCAGTAATCGGTATTTGGTCTGCTTGTGACAGAGTTTGTTTAACGAAAGACTGTTGAGCACCACTTGGAGATGTACCAGTTGTTGTTCTTGTCTTAGAAGAAATAGTTGTATTTGGATGTTCAATAACTGGAACAAGAGTTTGCATAGTATCAATCAATGCGTTCTCTGTTGCAGTAACACTTGTGCCACCACCTGTGATATTACCAGATGCACTAGCAGTTGTAGAAACTGTGTATGAATCAATTTGAATATCTTGTAATGCAACATGTGTCTTATTGATTTCTGTTAGTGGAATGCCACTTAACATATACAACTCTACCACTGAAGCATCTGCATGAAGAACATCTGTTCCTTCAACTGCACGAGTCAGAGAAGATATAGTTGTACCAGAAATAGTTCCAGATATAACCTCACTACCAATCTTAACAAAACAAGTTCCACTATTTGGAAATCCTGTATCTGTTGCAAGAGTTAATGATGTTGCCGCTGCAGCGAGAGAACCATTTAATGTTGTCGCAACATTAGAAGATACACCACTAATTGTAACATTATTAGATGTGTTGTACATGTGATGATCTGGATGCGAAACTTTAACTTTGTTCGTTGAAGCAAATGTTCTGATTGGGTTTTCTTTAAGTGTCTTAACTGGAAGTACATCGTTTACCAATGTAACTGCCGCAGACTTAGATGTATCAAAGGTTGCACGATATAGAGTAAACTTCAAGTCCTCTAAATCATATGCAGTCCATGTAGTATTGTTCTGTGATTTAAATAGAACACCAAGATATGGTTGTTCTGAAACCAAACGTGAACCACCTACATCAGTTTCACCCATTCGTGAAATCCATGCAAAGTATTTCTGTGAGTCTGTAAATAATACAACACAATACTCAACACCATCTTTAACATAAACAGGTTCATCAAATGTAACTGTAGTTGCTACTGAAGCATCATCAGAGATTGAAACCTCTGAAGGTTCAAGAGTTTTAGAACCGAATGGTAATACCTTAGTTGTAGGATACCCATTATCCATTTCTCTAATTTGAATAGTAACTGGAAGTGAAGGGTCTTTGCCTTGGAAAAAAGTATCAATCTTAGTAATATATTCTCCACCTTCTGCTTGTGGCATAAAGGATTGTGCAAGCGGATCCCACCAACCAACAACTTCTCTTCTAGTATCAGTTCTACTTGTTGCTTCTGTTTGAGATACATTACGAACCTCAACTCTTGCATTACGAGTAGAAATAATAGTTTCTTGAATTGTACTTAGAATACCAGTTGCAGAATAAATTGCTTGTGCAAATGTTTCTGGTTCTGGAGCAATTTCATTTTTGTCCGAAGAAGTTAATCTGAATACCCTGTCACCAGTTCTGAAACGAGCATTTCCTTGAACATTAGGGTCTGGAATTGCAAATGTACCTACAATTTTACCAGCCGCTGATGTAATCAAATTACCACCAGCACTTCCACCTGATGGAGTTACTAATGATGATACATTTGATTTATCAAAGAATGGATAAACTTTTGTAAGAGGTTTCATTCCAGTAACATTGAATGTGATGTTTCTTGCACGAATGAAAGGAATCAATGCACGAGATACAACTCTATCACCTTGTGACTCTGTATCGATTTGTGCAACAACTGTTGTATTAACCCCTCTTCTAGAACGTGTTCCAGTTTCAGTTTCAGTTGTTTGTCTAATAACAGCACGCCCAGGCACAGAACGAGATTCAGCAGAACCGAATGAATGGTCTCTCCAAGTATTCGAAGTGGATGTTGTAACACCACTCCACTGTGTTTGCCATGCGTTCCATACTGTACCCAATGCATTTGCATTCTGAGCAAGTATTGTGTCGAAGTTACCTTCTCTGTTAATAATCAAATCTGGGATTCTAGTAGTTTCAAACCACTCATCACCAGATGGAGATAGTCTACAAATACCAGCCCATGCAAATGATAGTACAGGGTTTAGGTTTTCAATACGAGTTGCATATGGTTGCTCTACTGCAACTTTGTGTGTGTAAGGAAGTGTTAGAACGTCACCAGTTTTTTGATATTGGTCATTAGTTCTATCAGTGTCCGTTGTGTTTTCTTCTGCAAGAGCAACACCCTTCATAAAGTATTTTGGACGAAGTTCACCGTTCTGCATATCTATAGCATTTCTATAGTCTGGATGCTTCACGTTACCAGTTGCATGTCCTTTAAAGTTATCTACCAAGAAACCAGATTTGAATCTATCAAATCCATCTGCATCTTGAATTTGTAAAGACTTTGCATCTTTCTCTAAAAGGTTCAATGCAGTGTAGTATTCCATATTCTCAATACGAGCTTCTAGTTTACCAATGTCACGCATTGTGTATCTGCGGTTATTTACTGAAGTATAAGTTACATCAGCAATATCAATAACGAAAGCAGGCAGAGTGATATCAGCAAGTTTCATTGCATCATCAATCGGTTTAGGTGTTTGTGGAACTTCTGAATCTGCACCACGAACCACTTTAAACTTACCATCTGCAGCAATAAACAATGAGTCTTTTCTACCAACATAAAAATCAAAGTCATAGATAAAGTTTGAGTTATCTTTAGGAATTGATACTGTTGATGAACCAGTTCCAGCAAAAGAACGAGATTCAATATTGAAAGAATATGAAGTCACTCTATAAACAGTTTGGTTTTGTAAAGTCTGTGTAGTTGTTGTAGCATCTGCAACACGAGGTCTAAAGTCAACTGTATCACGCAAGTCATATTCACCTGTAGGTTCTGCAACCTCTGGGTCAACACGAGTTGCTGAGTATGTTGGGATATCTTTATAACTGATAGAACTATAGGAGTCTACATTAAAGAAGTCTCCTGTACCGTGTGTAAAGTAATCAGCGATAACCATCAATCGTCCAACAGGAGCAACTGTATTTGGTTTACGAACTATTCTACCGATATCATAAAAGTTGTCTCGTTGTCCAGTGTCTAATGTAAAATTGTTTGTTACGATTCTAGAACCAGCAGTAAAGGTATCTAGAGTTGCTGTTTCAGCACTCTCTGCACCAGTGATAGTTTCACCAGATTCAAAATCTGTATTATTGATTGGAACAAATGTGACAGGAGAAATTGTGTTTACAACTCTTGCCTTTGCACCAGAGGTAGTACCAGTAATCAATTCACCTTGTGTGAAGTTACCAGATGCACCTGTAATAGTCCACTGTGGAAGAACAGGGTCAGTACTTGCATCTTCTGAATCAAAGACTGCCCACAACTTATGAATATCTGCAACACCCAATGAAATATCTTTGTGGTGTCCAGAAGTACCATACTTCTCTGTACCAGCAGTACCATTATGTACAAGTACTTGATACATTCTACTTCTTGTCTTAGATTTCTCTTGAACTGTAGTTCTTGTAATCGTTGAGATAAGACGTACTGTTGCACCATCACCAAATGGGGAATCTGTATTATCTTCAATCTGAAGAGAACCAGTACCAGCACCAGTGACAGTTATATGTGAGTTTTCTAAATCAATCTTGTCGCCTGCGACAGCAGTACCACCAGTACCAGCTGTTAAAACTGTAATAACATAATCAGTATTAGAGACTGCATTGAATGTTTCGTTTGCCCCTGCAGCGAATGAAAGTTCACCAGAGGAGTTAGATTGTCCAACGAAAGACCTACGAATAACAACTGAAGAGTCTGATACTCCGTTGTTTAGTTCTGTCTTTAATGTTTTAATTGTATTCTTTTGTAGTTTACGAAGAAGTACGTTCTTATTTTGGTCACGAAGAGATGCTCTTTTACGAACAAAGGATACTGAGGATACTGCGTTAGTAACGTCAGCACTCAAGTCTAAAGTTTGTCCACTTATCGAATCAACTCTTCTTTCTTCCAATGCACCGTTTGAACCAGAAGGAATAGAGATGATATCTCCAACCTCAAGTTCTGTTCCAAAGTCTGTTTGGAAACCTTGAACTGCATCTTTATCACCAGTAAGAATTGTGTTAAGTCCTGCTATAGTTGTACTTGTTTCGAGAACAACATCAGATGTAAAGTGTGGGTCTGTTCCACTATCTGTAGAAGGCATGTATGTTTGTTTAACTCTACTGAAATCAAATCCACTAACTACTGAGATTGTTAAATCTGCGTTAGAACTATTTTCAATAATTTGATCTGTTTCTGTAGAACTTGTACATGTAACCTTTTCACCAGCAGTGAAGTTACCAACAACAGAAGCAACCGTAATAGTTGTACTACCTGTCATATCAGTTGTACCGTCAACTTCATGTGCTACTACGAAACCGTATGCACCTGTACTTACTCCAGTAATCTTATCACCAGCAACAGGGACAGCAGAAGGAGTACCACTCATTGTGAGTTTAGTAAACATTCTAATGTCAAAGAGGTATAGGTTATACTGTGCGTCTGTACCAAATTCACTTTGTGAGTTTGCAACACCAGAGAAGTGTTCAAATGCTCTTGCACGAGCAACACCAATTTGATTACCAGACTTAGAACCTGCTGAAGTTGTTTGAGTATCAAACAAACCAATTTGTCTGTACGGTTCTGAAATGTCACCAGAGATGAATGGAGATATTTCTGGAGAAGAGTATGCATTTGTTACACGAACAAAGTTACCAACTTCTACAGGAGTAACTGCGGCATTATAATTCTCAAAAATTCTTGGTTTAAGAATATCGATATATCTTGGTGCAATTGTTTCTACTTCATACCCACGAACATATGCTTTGCCTGGCGATACTTGAACTGTCAAGTGGTTATCAGTAGCAGAGTTCTGATCATCAGTAATTGATAGAGGGTCATAGATACCATTATTCAAACCATCATTCGAAGTTTCACGAATATCAAGTTGGAAAGGACGTACAGAGTAATCTCCAGATTCGTCATAAGTTCTACGAGCAAGTGTCTCACCAATAACAGAGTATTCTGTATTTCTTGCCTTCTCTTGTATGACACCTAAGTCAGTACGAAGAAGTTCAATAAAGTTTGAATCATCAGTAGATGTTAAGGAAAGTTTTGCAAGAGTCAAAGTTATCTTTAAACGATGAGCACCCTTTGCATTTAAATTTGTTGAACCCTGAGCGTTATCCAAAAGAGTTGTATCTTCTTCTGGTGTTTCTAAAGATTCTGTAACTGTAAGACCAACACGATAAGAAGGTCTATCAGTGTATTTGTCTAGAATAAGTCTTTGTGTTGCAACCTTAACAAAATGTCCACGAACAAAGTAAACACCCTCTTCGATATTTGCAGAAGAACCTGTTGCAGTTGCATCTGTTGCTTGAAGAGTTGCAGAGTCTACACCACTTCCAAAAGAACCCACTATACCATCTGCATTAATATTTTCACCGTCTGCAAATTTAGCAGTTACGTTGTCAGTACCACTACTTACATACTTTACATAAAGAGTAATAGGGTCAGAAGTAGTTGCGGCAAATGCTTCGATAACCTCAGCAACAACACCAGTTGTTCTACCAGTAATTCGTTTACCAACATAACTTTGAATCTGTTCAGATATGTCTGAACCAGAGATTGTTGATTGTAACTTTACTGCATAGTATTCATTTGTAAAACCAGTTGAGCCTGGGATAACCACTGTTCCTTCTTTGAACATGTGGCGTCCAAATCTTTCGATTTGGCTCTGCATAATACTTTGGAGTTGTGTCAGCTCACGTGCTTGTACTGAGAAGCCAGGGCGAAATAATACCCTATGAAAATTTTTATCTTCAGTAAAGTCATCGTAATATGGACTGACATTGAGGTTTGTCTTTTCCATGTTTTAGAATTCCACTACAATTTTAATATCTTCTGTTTGGTCAGATGCTCTTGATATGGGGCGTCTGTTTTCCACATATAGAATGTGTCCACTATCTGCTTCAAGTTCTGGATTTGCATAACCACTTGTAAAGGTTAATGTTGAACCACCAGACAATGTTACTGTTTGAGATGACGTTGACGAAACCGCTGCAGCACCTCCAGATGTACCACCAGTGATTGTATGAGTACTACTAAATGCAACTGTATTACCAGAAGAAGCAATACCATGATTTGCATATTGTTCTTGTAAGTAATAAAGAATGTTATTTGCAGAATCAAATTCAACAACTTTACCTACAGCACCAGTAGTTGATTGAGTAATCTTTTCGTCAATCTCATATGGTGCAGATGGGTTTGCTGCAAGTTTAACTGCATATGTTTGTCTACGAGTTGATGCACTTGATACTGTTGTAGTACCAAAGTTGAAAGGGTCTTTAACAATACCAACTTCTCTGAAGTCGTTTGCAACTGTTAAATCATCTCCTTCTGCTTGTTCAAGTTTAACATTCATCATTACAAAGTGTCCAGCCAATTCAGAAACAGCATTGTCTCCATGTCCACCTTTAGGTGAAATGATTGGTTGAACTGAACCACCACTACCACTACCAATGTTACCAGTAATAGAAAGTGCAGTGTTTGTGAATACTGTAGATAGGTCTACTGTTGCGAATGTGTATCCCACACCTGCTGCATAGACGTTTGAACCTGTTGAACTTTGTTTTACAATTGCGCCACCGTTGACTCTAATCTCAACGATACCACCAGATGAACCACCAGCATTTGTACCATCACCATCAATCGCTGCATAGTAAGTACCATCTGTATAACCAGAACCAGCAGTTACTCTAACTGTATCAATTGAACCATTGACTGCTGCATTAC